GTGTTGCCTACGATAAGCGTACCACATGACTGTGTAAGTGGCTTAAAGAACTTGCATTTTTTACAAGTCGCTAGTCTCTCTCTTTGTATGTGCAGTGGCACGTTGAAGTTCAACATATTCTCGTATTCTTTTTAGTGCGCGATGTATTGAGGTCCTAAGGTAGCTGTATGGTATACCTGTTTCTTTACTTAGTTCTTGGTAGTCAAAATCGGGTTTGCTGTATAGACGCAAAATAATGCTGTCGTATTCATTTAATCTACCTATTGCGCTGTACAAGTATTCACCATCTATGAATGCACCTATCCATGTTTCATCTTGTTTGCTTTCATCCAGTTCTTTGTCTGAATGCAGCTCGTAATACTTTCTATACTTTACTGCGTAGTCGCTTCTGTTGCTGTGCCATGATAGCCACAATGCCCGGTTGATGTATGCCTCTATCTTACCACCGCACACAATATCTTCAACGTCCTGCTCTGGTCTATCCATCAAACGTGCTAACACTTCATGCAGTAGATCACTTCCTTTTGTCTTATCGTGTGCAAGCCTTGTAGCCTTGTCAAGCCATGCGTTGTAATGCTTTGCTATGTTATAGCTTGTGCAGTTGATTTGTTAAAGAATGTTAATTTATTGGTGTAAATAGTTGCACTATTAAAACATTAGTATATATTTGTACACACAACAAAAGTAACACATAACACTATGAAAATGTATTTTGATTTTGAACACGACTTTGACAGCATCCCGATGACTGCAACCATTACAGTAACATGCGACATTATTGTATCACACGGTAGCTACTATGAGCCTGCAAGCACTGAGGCAAGTGATATAAGCTATACGATTATGTGCGGTAAGGTAAATGTAACCGAGGCAATTTTATACGGTGCGGACCAAACTGCACACAGAGAACTTGAGAATATCGTTGAGGATAAAATTTGGGAACAGTACGAAAATTAATCAATAAACAATTTAATAAATAAACACAATGACAACTTTAGAAATCAAACACAGAGTGCTAACCACAGTAGACAGCACACCAATTCAACTACCTTACTATTGGTCCTATGGCAAACACGCAAAGTCTTACTGCGTATTGACAACTGAATTCACTGTAATAGATATACGTGCCAACCACGTGTACTTGCAAATTGATTCTACGCAGTACGATGATGCCGAAGATGCAAGCTATCGCATGGATCGTGAAATGAAGGTAGAGAATTTTGAGCGCATTGATGAGGCTGTGTTCATGCATCACTTTAGCCTTGCCACACGCCAACTTTATGACCTTGCAAATCCAAAATAACATGAGAAAAAACAATCAATTAAACGGGTTGATTGCACGCACGGTGGGGAGCAAAGCTGCTCTCCTACGTGCTATGCAAAGAAGCAATACACCAATAGTCAAAAAGACACTGCACAACTGGTGTGCTGATCCGGGCAGCATCAAACTACGACAACTGCTAAACCTTAGCAACGTAATGCAGTTGCCACTGTGCGAAATCATTAATTCAATAACTATAAAACATGAAGGCGATGAGTAACATCCAACCAATAACTGCGAAGCAAGTTGCATACATACGCAGGAACATTAACAAGAAAGCTTTTCACATTATGCGTAGTGAACTGCAAGTAAGTACAGGTGTCATGTATGAATGGTTTAAGAATGTTTACCAACCCGATATGCAAGTTGTAGTGGATGAAGATGACAACGAGCTGCACGGCACTTACCTTGTCACGCTAAACCAATTCAACTACATGGTAAAGTTCAGTGTGCCTATTGAATTTCACACCATCCAGTACTGCGGACATCTAATCGGTTACGACTACGAGGTGTGCAAATTGAGTTACTGGGAATACAACCATTTGCGTAACCACATACCATGCATCAATATCAAAACCGATGCGAACCATGTTTCAAACTTTTGGTCCACTACTAAACTTTGGAAAGAATGAAGTACGAAGAAAGCAATATGCAACAACGCTGTGTTGAATGGTTTCGCTACTCACACCCTCGCATCCTGATTGCTTCGTTCCCTAATGGTGTATTCATAGGTGGCACACCAATACAAAGGGCAAGGAGGTGGAGCAGATTGAAAGCTGAAGGTGCTGCACCGGGCATTCCCGATTTAATGATATGCAAAGCACGTGATCCATACCATGCCCTGTTCATCGAGATGAAAACTGAAAAGGGTAAGCTATCATTTTTGCAAAAAACAATACACGCACAACTAATCAATGCAGGTTACTGCGTCAAGGTGTGCAGATCATTCGAAGAATTTACAATCACAATCAATAATTATTTACAAGTATGAAAAATCAATCAATGAAAGTTTACAAGTTGCTAATTGACTTGCACGACACAAAGCATTTTAACGCCAAAGAGATGCAGAGCAAGCATCAAATAGGCACACGCATTTTTACCTTGCTGCGTGAGCGAGATATGATACGCAAGGACAGCAATGGCATGCACAAATATGTGGCTGAAATGCCAACACAAATAGTTGCTAATGCACTAACAAAAGAAGTAAAAAAGCAGGCACGTATTTACAACGTAGACTACAAGCAACATCGCAATCAAATTACCATACAACCACTAAAAAGAGTTGAGCGCATTGCACCTGTAAAACAGCCAGTGCAAGTTGAAGAGCAACACACACCTTACCCTATCATGGACATTGTAATTGCTTTTTTAGCGGGCATGGTTGCAGCAGGTTTCATATCAATAATTTGGAAGTGAGTATAGTTTGACTATATTTGTTTTGACTATCCGTACATGAAAACATTACAAATCCCATCTTCACTGCATTGCCATAGCACAACCGTGCGCGGATAGTCCTTTGCATGTGGAGGTGGGTTTTTATTCTTTTATTTATGACAGACGCATTAGCATTACGTGATAACGCACGTGAACAATTAGCGCAAATTAAAACGCTAGAATCAGGTATAAACTACTTGAACAAAGTAAAAGCGATTGAAGTATGGGCAAAGGCTGAAAAGAAAGATGCCGAACTTCAGAACATGATTGCCGAACAGAAGATACGCACGCAAAGAATCTTAGGGCAGTTGTTGAAGGAAAATGAAATTAGTAAAACTAGTGGCAATGTAAATCAGTACACCAAAAGTGCCTTGGTCGAAGACACCAACCAAGGCAAAACTAAGTTATCTGATTTTGGTTTAAGCAAAGAGCAGTCATCCACTTTCCAAAAGATTGCAGCACTACCAGAAGAAATCTTTGAGCGTGAGATTGCAACTGCAAAAGATGAAAGCATAAAGCGTGTTGAACTAACTACCAGCCGAGTGTTGTTTGCTGCTAAGGAATACGAACAACAAAAGAAAAAAGACGATGCGCAGATTACCACACGTGACCAACAATTAATTGAAGCCTTGAAGCGTGGTGAAACTGTTGTAGTAAATCAGAAAGTTGATTTAGCTGCCATAAAATACGCAGAAACAAACGACAAGTATGTTCGTTGTGATCGCTTCAGTGATTTTGGTAATCCCTTTGAAATGGATAAGGATGGTAATCGTGATGAGGTATGTGATAACTACGAGCAATACTACTTACCATTTAAACCTAGCATTCACAAACAGCTAATGAATTTAAAAGGCAAAGCACTTGGTTGCTGGTGCGCACCGCTTCGTTGTCATTGTGATACCTTAATACAATTAATCAATGCACACAATTAGATTCCTACAGATAGCCATTGCTCAATTTGAAATGAATAGCAAGCTTGGCGGTTATTACCATTGCAGCATTGGTTTGGATTTGAATACCAACGAACTGATAAGACTGTATCCAGTTGCATTGAATACCATGTATAAGCATCATCAGTATGAAGTGCAAGTTGAACCTATGACATGCCGTCGTGAAAATTCATACAAGCCATTGCGTATAAGTTATATTGGAAAGCAGGATAGACAAGACACCGACTTAATGCTTAACAAGATTGCTGTTACAACTGTAGACACATTAAATGAATACCGTTTGTCAATGGGTATTGTGGATGCGTCAAGCAAAAAGTTATTGGTTCAAACCAATATGCAAGAAGTGTACGCAACGCAAGCAAGTTTGTTTGATGATGTAGCTGTTGCCAAACCAATAATACGAAGCCATGCAGACAGCGTACACAAAGATATACGCATCCAGTTTGCAGATAAGGAAACCGATCAAGGCTATCGCAATTTAAGTTACAATGAAAGTCATTTCTATATTGGTTTGGAACGCAATGGATCTCTTCCAAATACTTACAGCATGCCACATTGGAACAGATTAATTGTAGGCAACTTGCGAAATCATCGCAGCACTTTCATAGGTTTGTGTTTATTCAAATCAAATCAATAACACATGGCAAAAGACCCTGCATTTCTTTTTTACTCATCCGATTTTATCTCTGGTGTGCAAGACCTAACCATGGAAGAGCGTGGTCAGTACATCACTTTGCTTTGCCTGCAACATCAAAAGGGACACCTTACCGAAAAGATGATACGGCTATGCTGCGGCAATGCCACGGCAGATGTGCTGGCAAAGTTTCGGCAGGATGAGAATGGATTATTTTTTAACGAGCGACTTGAAACCGAGCGTGAAAAAAGAAAAGCACATGGTGAAAAGCAGCGTGCCCGTGCTATTGATGGATGGAAGAAAAGAAAAAACAACAACTGTGACATTGATGCCACGGCATCTACCACGGCATATGCCACGGCAATGCCTTTAGAAGATGTAAATGAAAATGAAAATATAAATGAAGTTATAGTTGAAGATGCAAATGAAAAAAAGACTATGCGCAAAAAGTTTGTGAAGCCACAGGAGCATGAGGTGTGCAACTACATGGGTGAACTAAGTGTGCAGGGCAGCAACTTTCTTAGCGAAGAGAAGGTACTTAACTTTGCCCGGGTATTCATTGACCATTACGAAGCCAATGGTTGGATAGCTGGCAAAGTACCAATGAAAGACTGGAGAAGTTCAGTGCGCAACTGGATGCGCAGGGAGTGGGACAAAGTAAAAAATCAAAAACAAAATACAAATGGAAAACAATCTAATTCAACATCAGACAGCATTGCAAAAGCTAACCAACTTTATGCCGAAGCAGTCGCTATCAGTCGAGCACGCAATAACACAGGACCAGATAGGACTACTGCGGAAGCTTGACAAACAAACAACCAAGGAAAAAATCATGCAGTTGGTTACACGATGCACACAACTAATGAATGTGCAGAATAACATGAATGGTATGCAGATTGAATTTTGCGCTGAACACATTTTAGAAAGTAAATACTTTTATTCACTTGAAGATGTGCAGCTGTGTTTAGATCGCGGTGCTATTGGTGCGTATGGAACTATCTACAACCGCATTGATCCTGCTACTGTGCTTTCATGGTTTCCCCTTTACGATCAACAAAGGCAACCGTATGTAGATGCAAGGAGAAAAGCAAAGCAAGAAGCCAACAACATCTACGACATCTTTGCCCATCCACAAATGGCAGAAGCATTGCAACAGGTGAGTGATAAGTTGTTGATTAAGGAACAGCCAGTGCGTGAATACAAACGCAGCAAGGTGTCTAACTTTGAACAGTTGATGATGGATGAATACGATGAGTTGCCACTGTGGGGCGAAGACGTTGCATTCAGACTTTACAACACCAAGCCATATCAGTTTACCGAGTACCGCAAGGAACGCTATCGTGAATTGATTGAACAACAAAATGAATACTGATGCAGTACAAAACTTCTGAAGGCATAACCTGCGATGTGATTTTCAAATGTGAATCATGTGAGTGCCGTAAATTTCAGCGACCAAGTTACTACCTGCAGCCGCTAACATTTTTGGAAGGTGTTTATGAATGCAGTAATTGTCAAGAGGAGTTCTGTTACTACGATGAAGCTTTCACACTAATGCCATCACAACTAAATTTATTTGAATGAAAATCTACGACATACAACGTGAGGTGCAACTGCTACACAACTTGTACCTGTGTACTGCAAAAAGAAGTTTGCGCCCATCGCTAAAAGATAATTTGCAGATGACTTTGATACTGGAAGAGTTGTATCTTTTGACTGAAAAAGAGAAGTACAAATTGTGACTATTGCAGAACTAATGATACTGCTGCGAGAGTTTGATGAAGAGACTGAAATCTTTATCGGTTACGTAGACGGTCACACAATAGTTCAAGAAGATTTTTGGGTAGTTGAAACATTTGCACGTGACGACTACAAGACAGTGAGCCTAATGGTGGATGATATAAACATAATTAATAATTAATACAATGAGTAACTACACACAGAAAGAAGGGCAGGGTAGCCTTTTCAAAAACACCTACAAGGAAGCAGCTGCACAACCAGACTACACGGGCAGCGTGTTAATCAATGGCAAAGAGATGCGACTTGCTGCATGGGTCAAAGAAGGTAAGAACGGTAAGTTCTTTTCATTGCAGTTGTCAGAAAGTGACAAGCCAAAAGTTGACAAGGCAGAAAGTGTCAAGACAAATAATGTCCAAAATCATAGCGACGATTTGCCTTTTTAATGATTGAGTATTTGCCAAAGCAAAATGAAGCACTGCGTGTGTTGGGTAATTCACACCCGGCACGTGTGGTGCTTTTTGGTGGTGCAGCTGGTGGATCAAAATCTTTCATCGGTTGCGCTTGGCAGATAAGTAGACGATTCAAATACCCCGGCACGCGAGGTCTGATTGGTCGCAGCAAACTTGACACGTTAAAAAAGACAACGCTCAAAACATTCTTTGAAGTTGCACAGATGCTTGGTCTTGCACCAAATGAACACTACACAATCAACAACCAAACACACGTTATTACTTTTGCAAATGGTAGTGAGATAATTTTAAAGGACTTGTTTGCCTACCCAAGTGATCCTGAATTTCATTCACTTGGTGGACTTGAGTTAACGGATGCATACGTGGATGAAGCTGCGCAGGTATCAAAGCGTGCAATAGACATTCTACAGTCACGCATCCGATTTAAGCTACGTGAATTTGATTTACCACCAAAGATGTTGCTCACATGCAATCCGTCAAAGGGATGGCTTTACAATGAGTTCTACGCACCATACAAGTTGGACAACTTAGCGCAGCACCTTGCCTTTATTCCATCACTTCCAACAGATAACCCACACCTGCCAGATAGCTATCTTGAAACACTTGAGCGATTGCCTGAAATAGATAGGCGAAGGCTGTTGTATGGTGACTGGGAATACGATGAGTCAGTAGATAACATGTACAACTACGATGACTTGGTGCGATGCTTCAGGGAAGAGGAAGCAAAGGGAGATAAATTTATCAGTGCCGACATTGCACGACTTGGTAAGGACCGAAGCGTGGTGTGCGTGTGGCATGGTTTGCAGTTAATCGAGATCCAAGAACTACGCAAGCAACCAATAACATCTGTTGTCACTTTGATCAAACAACTTTGCGACAAGCACAGTGTGAAATTATCTAATGTGATCTGTGATGAAGATGGTGTAGGTGGAGGTGTCACGGATTTTTTAAAGTGTAGAGGCTTCCTTAATGGTGGTCGTGCAAAGCAATCGGATAAGTTCACCAACCAAAAAGCGGAATGCTATTTTAAGTTGGCAGAACTTGTAGAGCAGAACAAAATTATTTTCAAGGTTAGCCAGTACAGGGATGTGATCGTGCAGGAACTGGACATGATAAGACGCAGGCAACCCGAAGCCGATGGCAAGCTTGCAGTGATAAGCAAGGATGAGATAGCACGCATGCATGGTAAAAGTCCTGACTACGCTGATGCAATCATGATGCGCATGTATTTTGAACTATTCCCAAACTACGGCAGCTATTCGTGGGCGTAAAAGTCACAAAACCTAGCATATTTGTGTCACATGTAACACGTTACAACAGGTTACAATCTGTAACCGACTGAGGTAAGTCGCTGATTTCCAAACACACGTTTGTTAAAATTTGTTAAATTTGTAGGTCACCTATTGCAGGGGTAAAAAGTTACACTACATTTGTCAAACAAATAACAACAAGACATGAAAACAACCAGTACCATCCTTCGCTACATAGTAGCCGCCATTATTTTTTTAGCAATTCTTAACTATTGCCAAGAGCTTAATGATTGCCTAATGAAACACTAAGCCGTATCTTTACAATCAATCATTTAATCAATAACAACACACATGAATTTTCACAAAGACAACCTTGAAGCATTGCAAAAATTTCAGCAGATGCTCAACACTTCACCCGATCAGGTGGGGTTAGAAAAGACACCCGATGGCAAAGCTGTTACATTAGTAATTAGCCACGTAGAAACCACGCTAGATGAAATGTTTTTCGGGCATTGGCGCACTGAGAATTTCAAATGGGAGCGCATGGCAAATGAAGTGGTAGGATCACTTGACTTAGTAATCATTCACCCCATCACAGGCTACGAACTACGCAGAACTGGTGCAGGTGCAATCGTTATTATGGTAGACAGAGTGCCAAGTCAATTAGCAGCCGATCCAATAGAACGCAATAGGTGGGCATTGAACGCAGATAACAAGAAACCTAACGCATTAGACCTTGCATTCCCTAAACTCAAGACAGAGTGCCTTAAAAACGCTGCAGTGTCATTTGGCAAGTTGCTTGGTCGTGACTTGAATAGAAAGAACGTAGACATCTACAAGCCATTCAAGTTGAAGGGTACACTTAACACATCAAACAAGGATGTGCAATACCTAATGGAACTAATCGACAAGGCGAAAAACCTAGACGATTGCGACATCATTTTGCAGGCATGCCCGGAAGAGTTCTTTCAACAGATTCAACCGCTTGTAAATGTTAAAAAGCAACAGCTATCAACGCTATCATAGTACATTTGAAAATCAATAACACACACACAATGGAACAAACTTTATTTAGAGCATCGCAGTTAGGCAAGCTAATGACTGATGCACGCACCAAGACAGGACTAAGCGAAACATGCAAGAGCGCACTGCTTGACATCTACATTCAAAAGAAGTACAAGCGGTACAAAGAAATCAGCAACAAGTACATCGAGAAAGGACTGGCTGTGGAGAATGATGCTATCGACTTGTGGCGCAGGGAACGTGGCGCAATCGTATTTAAGAATGAAAACAATTTTAAAAATGATTTTGTATCAGGCACACCCGACTTACTTATCAAAGACGCATCAGGTAACTGCATCAATGTACCCGATATCAAGTCAAGTTGGGATATACACACCTTCATAGATTCAAAGGTAAATGATTTGAGCAAAGACTACTATTGGCAAGGGCAGGCATACATGTGGCTAATGGGCGCACCTACTGCAACCTTTTGCTTTGTGCTTGTCAATGCACCAAGTCAAATGATTGACGATGAAAAGTACCGCCTTGCTCGCAGGATGAATTTGATTGATCCACAAGCTGATCCTGAATTCATACGCAAGGCATCACAGATTGAGCGCAATATGATTTTTGACATGCCCACATTCCTTGCTGAAAATCCACACGCTAATCTTGAAAGTGATTTGGCTAATTGGTCACACGACATACCAGTTGAAAAACGCATCCACGAAAAGGTTGTGATGTTTGATGCAGATGCAATCGCAAAGCTTCAAGAGCGTGTGCCTATGTGGCGTGAATACTTAAATACTTTGGATCATTAAAGTCAAACCATACCCTTACATTTATTAGCAATAAGTCAAGGTGAACAAAACAATACTATGAAAAAACAAACAGCGGTTGAATGGTTAATAGATGTACTGCGCAACCAAATAGAACAAGGCACACTGGATGCAATATCAATTAGCAAACTGAAGTTGTATGCTAAGGACATTGAGAAAAATCAGATTGTTGATGCCGTGAATGATTCTTGGAACATGGCAAAACATTCAAATTTTGCGGATGCCCAAGCCGAACAATACTACAACGAAACATACAAATGACCATCGAACAACTGAAAGTACATGTGATGGAATCACCACAGCACTACTACAACAAACTACAAGTCATTGAACTAATCAACAAACTAAATGAAAGCAAAGGACAAAGCATGGCAACTGTACTCAAACTATTTTGATATAGTCGAAGGCGGTGAGCAGTTAGGACAACTTGCATTGGTGCATATCAAAGCTGTGAACGCTGCACTACACGCAGTGGATGAAGCACTAACCTACGCACCCGATGACATCGTAAATGATTTTGATGGCACAGGTGAATACTACAGCGTGAAGGCATACTACCACCACGTAAAGAATGAACTACTAAAATTGAATAATCCAAAAACGAAAATCGAATGAAAAGGCATGGTCTAAAGTTAACCTACGCGTTGAATCAATTGGATGGCGTCAGGGATTCAATAGAGTACGAAATAGGCGATTTGGTTTATTTATACTCAATAGACGAGTCTTATAGACGTTTACATCCATTCTATAAATACGACGCTTGTTTGTGCCGTATAATTGAGGTTAAACCCTCTCAGGATGGTTTACATTTAGAAAAATACGGCCTCCAAAGAGTCAAGGATAAATGTAAAATTTATTGGTTTTATCCTACGTACATGGAGCCCGCCTTTGAAGCAAATTAAACAACTAAAAAAAGAACTACTAAAATTGAGCAAGTATGACACGAAAGCAATTGCAGCTGCTGAACATTGATGAACTGCGTGCGCTGCGACACGATAGGCTTGGTACTATTGGCACAGACAACATCGAAAGCAATCAAATACGCAGAGACTTATTACGAATACAAAAAGAAATCTACACAAGAAACTATGAAAGCAACACTAACCTTTAACCTGCCCGATGATCAGTACTCATACGACTACACAATCAACGCTGCCCGGTATAAAGATGCGCTACAAGACATCATGAATATCATGCGCAATGAAGTGAAGTATGGCAACTACGATGAAGGCACTTGTGAAGTGATAGATAACTTATACATGCAGTTCGGTGAAGTAGTAGGTGACTTGTTATTGTAACTACATTTGCAATGTGTTTATGTTATTGATTGATTAAAATGCCCTGCAACGGTGGGGCATTTTTTTTTATCTAATCTTACCATTAACGATTCTGTAGTTGCTCACTTCAAACTCTTCATCAGACATCACACGCACATGCGCAAAGCCATGATGGTGCTTGTTGATGGGCAAGAAGTCGGGGTGCAACTCGCATAGACACGCAACACTCCAGCACGTTGTAAGCTTGCCATTTATATTTGGCTCACTGTGTTCACTTGCTTGGTGGTGATGCCCACATAACGCACTGTCTTTGGCACGTAAAAACAAACCACGTGCAATGTTCACAGGACTGAATACAGACATGCCTAATTCATGCCCGTGTAAAATAGTTAGCTTACCTGCGTGAATAATTTGTTTATCAGGTATGAATGTGATATCTAACTTATCTAAGTGCATGAGGCTTTCAAAATTGAACTCATCCATACCGAGCAAGTCAGGTGCATTGCGCATGATGTAGTGATCATAGCGCACATCATGATTGCCACACTTGTAATAAATAGCAGCTTGTGGAAACAGCTTGCGTACTGTTGTCAAAAATTGCCTGGTCATTAACACCTCATGCCCTAAGTTTCTTTTGCGTGGATCTTTCTCAAAGCGACTGATTGCGTAAAAGTCTATGATGTCACCATTGAGCAGGATCGTATTCACATCGTTGTCAAGTCCATACTTCAATGCAAGTGTTAGTGCTTGTATATTGTGGTATGGCACATGCACATCACTAAGCAAAAGAATGTTGTTGTGGTTGCTCGGTAACTTGTACGGCTTGTAGTTACTTTCTTGTGACGGTGGTAGATCAAGTGGGTTGGATAGACTTGGAACTAACTCATCGAGCATGCCATTGAAGTCATTATACATTGTTTGCAGCTTGCCTATTGCACCTTGTTGCACTGGCTTACTAACTACATTGCTTTGTGTGCCGTAATGCCTCTTGCGCCATCCCGAATACATGCGCTCAAAAGAATGTTCTGATAGTGGCAGGTTGTGCTTTTTGATTGCATCCTGCACACGCTGCATAACAGTACCCGTGCTGTCATACATCTCTTGGTAGATAGCAGTGTACTTACTGATCATTATTGCTTACCTTTTAAGTAGCCAGTCAGTTCTGCAATGTTTGCGCTAATGATTGCATTCTGATTTGTGATAGCATCAATCTTTGTTTCAAGCTTGTCGGTCTTGGTCATTAGTTCCGCTTTTTGCGCACGCATGCTGTCAGTGATTGAACTCATTTCTCTTTTGTGGTATGATTCAAGATTGCTAATTTTTTCACTTAGCTTGTCATCACTACGCTTCAAAGCAAAGTACAAACTTGCCAATGAAATTGTTCCTCCAACCAGTGTTGCCACATCACGCATTTCAAATTCCATAGTTCTTTATAGTATTGCAAAATATATAGTAGAAAGTGCTACTGCTGTGATACCTAAAGTGAGCGCAGTGTTAGTAATTATTAACCGTGTATTTCGTTTTCTTAGTTGTTTGATTTCAGCATCTTTCTCAGTGGCTATAGCCTTGTCAATAGCTTGCTTGTTTGCATATATTTCAGCTAGCGTTTCATAACTGTTTGCCTGTATGCCTGTAATCTTTGCGTAATAATTCACTTTCAGTTGTTCCATTTGGTACAAAGAATCAATTTCCATTGCAGTGCCATACCAATAAATCATACTATTGTAATTGAGATTGAAAAGTTGAAGATCGTAGGTTGTAAGTTCGGGTGTAAAATCCTGCTTTAAGTAAGCTGTCCGACTTTTTGAGCGTTGTGCGGAACTGAGCATTGGCATTAGCAGGAGAAGCAGAAAGAATGTTATATGTTTCATTGCGATATATTTCATTGGTGATTTGTTGCTGCTGAATAATGGTGTCTTGATGTATTTTGAGTGAATCAATTTTTAGAAAAATGCTATCTGCCTTGCGATTATTTAAGTCAATCACATCGTATAGTGAATCATTGATTGAACGCAACCTATCAATAGCAGGATCACCTTTGTCACGGCATGACTTTACACTTACAATAGTTAGTATAAGCACCAAAGTGGCAACCGATGCAATGATCACCGTGTTTCTTAGTTTGATTTTTTCCATCGTGTAATGTGTAAGTTTTTTGATAGTGGGCGAATCTTGTAATATACCCCATCACCCGTGCGACTATCGCGCATGCCCTGATCATTCGTGTTGCCTTCAATGGTGCGCACTGAATACTTCGCAACTCTGTCCACGATGCCAGTGTGACCTATGCCCTTGTACCTTTTGTTGTAATCTTTGCTGTAACTCAGTGTCATCACTAACACATCTGAATCACTATAAGACTTTACAAATTTACCTTCAGTAAACACCACATCTTTCTTGTTGTATGCAGTAGGTGACCAACCTGTGATGGTGTGAGGTATGCCGCACTCGTCGAGCATTGCCATAACAAAGAAGCTACACCATGCATAGCCGGGCAACCAACCTTGTTGCTTCATTATAACAAGCAATGCACGGTCATTAAACCCCATGTTATTGCCACCCTTTTCTCTTACACCAACGAATGAAGCTGCTGTTGCCCTTACGCAATAGCCGTCATCAGCATGTGTAAGATATACAGGTATGCAGCAAAGTAGAATGCATATAAGAGCAGGTACAAAACAACCTTTTGCCATGTCGTTAAATAGGTATTGATTTCGTATTTCACTTCCTTGTTGTATATCTCCCGTTGCAATGCCCGAAAATTGAATCTAATACCTAAAAAAACCACGAAGTTGGCAAAGACCATAACAAGTGCAGCTAACACAATATACTGCACGTATTCAGTGCTAATGATTGCATCGTTGAAATAGGCAACCGATACAGTGCCACTGATTGCAAAGACTAAGAAGGCAAGTGGTATAGACCAAAAGCCATCGAGCAACTGCAACTTATAGCGCAGTGATTTGAAAGCGTTACGATTTGTCACGGGTTGCTTTTTCATCAGGTATATTTTTAAGTTTGTGCATCAACGTGCGCTCATACTTGCGCAATAATTCAGTATATTCTTTTCGCTTTTCAGTTCTGTTTATCATGGTATGCGATTAAGTATATTACGTGAATAGGTAGGACGAAAAGACGTTGCACTATTGCCACTGCTGAACTGATAATTCAATGTGTTGGTCACATCGGTACGTGGTGAACGGTCTGGCCATGTGGATGTAGAGTATTCAGGGAACAAACTTGAATTGGCACACAAGTAATCTACAAGCAATGTGGTGTAGTGTTCACCGTTCTGCCTTGCACGGTCAATCATATCCTTCATTACTGCATCCGATATAGGCACAGTGTCCTCGCTTTGTCTTTGCACCAATGTTCCGTTGTCCATGCGATAGCAAAGGTTGGGGGTAACATCCACCATTACCCACCACAATAGCATCTTTTGGACGTAATCTTCCAACAATATCTGGTAGTTACCCGAAATAGTGTTCGCAGCTACATCTGTTTTTATTTTATTCAGCAAGTCAGTTCCCAAAAATGGAAGTAGCCATTTGTCCTGCGCTAAATAAATGGATGGATATAAAAGATTCGGATCAACACTACCATTTACAGCAGTGTATTTTTTAATAAAGTTTTCTGATATTAAAAGTATTTCAGCCATAGTAGTATTTGTTTATTGATTTCTTGGATTGTCAGGTAGAAAGCCATCATAGGGCATGTCACGTGGTGCAACACCAACCAAATAATTATTGCGCACTTTGTATCCTGCTTTTTTTACTCGCACATCCATTGCTTCTTTGATGTCTGGATTGGTTAAGTCAAGACCAAAACCTTTTGCACTTGCATAGGTCATCTTGCGCCACACATGTCCACATGCCCCACCGCCCTTATACAACCAAACCGAATATGTGTCAGCACCCTCAGGACCCCACCCTTCATTAACGATTTGTTTTGTCATCTGCATCACATCTTCCTTGCGGTAAAGCTTATCGGCAGCAATCATCTTACGGCAAAAGGTGCGTGAATTTTCTTGAATAGCACCGTTGTATTTGTAGCGTGTGTAGAACTTTACATTGTCAATAGTTTCATCTTGTGATGACTTTGCATTTGGTCGTGCCGTACCTGTGCTTGTCTTTGCAAAGTTGTGTGATTCAATGTTTGCATTGTCTTCATCATCCGTGTCGTAGTCAACATCGTACTCATCAATCAACACCCAGTCTTCATCTTGATCCTCACCTAATGCAATCAATGCATCCGCTACTTTGTCATCATCAAAATCCGCAGTTACTTTTTTTTTTAATTGCGTAGATGCAACCACTTCACTTGGTAACAAACTGCCTGCAATAACATCAGCAAAAATTGCGTCTACTGTGGCAGCAGGTAGTGTTGGGAATGCAGCTGCCACGATTGCCTTTGCACTTGACACTGGCACAGCACCCGATGCGCTTTGCATTACGATGTCCACAAGTGATGCTATCTGCGCACCATTAAGTGCCGTTGCAGCGACATCGGTAGACGCACCACCCGTAACATCTGAAACAACTTCTGCCTCTTGTATAGCAAGTGGTGTGTTAGGTATTATCTCAAAGGTAACGCCCGGCATTTGCAGGCTTAGTAACTCTTCAAGGCTATGATTTATTTTGTGTTGATATGGCTGAATAACTTGGTTGTTGAATATCTCAAGACCTGTTGCCATTTCATCCTTGTTGCTACCGAAGCCAGTACCACCTTCACGAATACCAAATAGCAAAGGTGTAGTCACACGATGCGCTGTGATAATCTTTTGTGTTGCCGTATCATTCATTAACTGATACTGCTTGTCTGCATCATTTACCGGGAAAGGTGTAATCTCAGTCTTTGGTTGTTCACGCTCATTAAAGAACATTACCACCTTGCCTGCATTCCTTGCTCCACTCATCTTATTCTCCCAGTCCATCATCATCTGTTGCTTCTGTTCAGGTGTTGCCTGCCCATTGTAAAAGTTGATTATTGTAGATGGGAATAAACCGTTTAAGATTTGATTGATGTGGAAGATTGAAATCTGCTTATCCAACTCAATGTAGTTGATTGCACTCCAATAATCAGGTCGTGGGTACACATCACTGCCAGTATAAGTGAAGCACCAATAGATTTGTCGTGGCTCAACTTCACGTGTTAGGTAGTTGTACTTTGGAATGAACTCAGGTGTGTTCTTTTTCTTGCGTGCATTGGACCAATCGTAGCTGTGAAAAATTCCTATCTCACTTTCATCTTCTTGGTCGATAGCAATACGGCACTCTTCAAATGGAATAGCATTTAGCTTGCTAATTACCGTGCGATCATTACTCCAAATCACTTCAATATAAAAACCACCAAACACTTTCAAGTCATGCGAACACGCATAGGTCAAGTGGTCAATGTTTAATGCGTCAAGTTCTGCCTGATATTGTTCTGACTGGATGCCCTTGCCTGCAATCATATCACCAATGGCAACAGTTAAGCTACCATGCACAGGTGATTCATGCGAAAGGTCACGGATGTATTGTGGAAAATCATTGTCAGCACCATAGTTCACCCACCCTTTGCGGTCAATCTTTTCTGCGTCACTCTTTGCAACGTATTCACTAAGCTTTAGTGATACTATATTTGATTCGTTATGGCTCATAGATTATGTCATTTGGTATT